AAAAAATCGGCTATTGATGTTCAAGCTGCATTAACCCCAGTTCAAATTCAAGACCAAATTTATAATATTTTAGGTGGAGCAACTAGCACCACTAGAGCAATTGCAATGTCCGTTCCATCGGTTGCTAGAGCTAGAAATATTATTTGCGGAACTATCGGTTCATTACCTTTAACAACTTTTAACCGCATAACTGGACAATATGTAGATCCGCACCGCGTTATTAATCAACCTGATCCAAGAGTTGCAGGATTTGTCATTTACAACTGGTTGGCCGAAGATATTTGGCTATATGGGGTCGGTTACGGAATCGTCCAAGAAATGTATTCGGCCACAGACGGCGGCAGAGTAAGAGCTTGGACTCGCGTTAGTCCAGACAGAGTAACTGTTGAAACAAATTCAATTAACACAGAAATTACTGGTTATAGAGTTGATGGTTATCAAGTTCCAATGACTGGCGTTGGCTCAATCATTCGATTTGATGGCCCAGATGAAGGATTGCTACACAGAGCTGGTAAAACAATTACTGCAGCAGTTTATCTTGAGAACGCAGCAGTTAATTATGCTAAAGAGCCTTCTCCAATGATGGTTTTGAAATCAAATGGAACTAATTTAACTGCCGAAAGAATTTCATCTTTGCTAGCTGCTTGGAAAACTGCGCGCCAGTCCCGCAATACGGCATTTCTCAACGCTGATATTGATTTACAGCAATTTGGTTTTGATCCTAAAACAATGCAACTTGCAGAAGCGCGTCAATATGTAGCATTAGAATTAGCTCGGGCCTGTGGAATACCTGCCTACTTCTTGAGCGCCGAAACGACTTCGATGACTTACTCAAACGCTGTGTCCGAGCGGCGCTCATTAGTAGATTTCTCACTTCGCCCAATACTTAAAGCGATTGAGGAGAGGCTCTCACTCCCAGATTTCGTCCCAAATCCAGTTATGACCAGATTTATGTTGGACGATTTCTTGCGCGGCAACGCCTTGGAAAGAGCGCAAGTCTATGAAATCTTAAACCGCATCGGCGCGATGAGCGTTGAGCAGATTCAGCGAGAAGAGGACCTAATACCAAATGAAGGTTAATATGCCAATGGCAGTTACCGCTGCCGACACAATAAAGAGAACAATTACTGGAACTATTGTTACTTGGAATGAGCAAGGCAACACTTCAGTAGGGCCAACAGTATTCGCAAAAGATTCTATTGAGATGAAGCCTGTGAAGCTTCTTCTCGAACACGACAGAACTAGACCCATTGGAAAGCTTGTCAGCCACTCTGTTGAAAACGATAAAATTGTGGCTACCTTTCGCATCGCCAATACGATGGCTGGAGAAGATGCCCTAATTGAAGCAACTGAAGGACTGCGCGATGGATTTAGCGTTGGAGCCCAAATAAATGAATGGACAAACAACAAAGGCGTTATGCAAATTACTTCAGCAACCCTAGATGAAGTTTCTCTAGTTACTGATCCTGCAATTGATTCTGCTCGCGTAAGCGAAGTAGCAGCGTCTGAAAATGAAGCACCTAAACAAGATTCTGATTTGGCAACCGCTGATTCAGACAAACCAACCGAAGGAGACCAAGTGTCTGACACTACCGCTCCTGCTCCTGCCGTTGAAGAAGCGGTAGAAGCAGCCAAAGTAGAAGCTGCAGCTCCAAAGCCAGCTTTCTACACAACTCCTCGCCTTGAATTCACAAAGGCGAAGTATCTTGAAAACAGCATCCGCGCCGCTCTCGGCGATGATGATGCTCGCTCTTACCTACGCGCTGCAGATAACACAACTGACAACGCAGGTTTTATCAATACCCCACAAAGCACAACTCTAATTAATGGAGTAGCTAACGGAGATCGCGGATTTATCGATGCTCTCTCTCGCGAAACCCTAGCGGCTAGCGGAATGACTTTCGAATTGCCTCGCATCAATACCGCCCCAACTGTGGCTTTAACAAATGAAGAAGGCGCACCATCTGAGACAGATATGGGAACTGCTTATATTTCCGTAGATGTCAAGAAGTTCGCTGGACAGCAGACAGTAAGCGTCGAACTAATCGACCGCAGCTCACCTGCTTTCTTTTCTGAGCTTGTTCGTCAAATGGAGTTCGCATATGCAAAGGCAACTGACGCTTATGCAGTAACTCGCGCTTCTGCAACAGCAACTGCTTCAACCGCTAAGGCTGGCGCAACAGCTGCTAACTATCTTGCTTTCTTTGCTAATGCTGCAAAGAATTGCTACACAGGATCACTTGGCTTTGCTCGCAATGTCGTAGTTTCTCCAGATGTATGGGCTGAGATTATGGGATTGAACGACAATGGCCGTCCAATTTACATTGCTTCAAATCCTGAAAATGCTGGCGGAGCACTCTCGCCTCGAGCACTTCGCGGAAATGTTGCGGGTCTTGACCTTTATGTTTCCCGTTCTCTTTCTGGAACTGGCGATGGATCAATCTATGTTATTAATCCTGATGCTCTTACTTTCTACGAAAGCGCTCGCTTAACACTTCAGACCAATGTAATTGCATCTGGTCAAATCTCCGTAATGTATTACGGCTATGCAGCAGTAGCTCCAAAGCTTCCTGGTGGATACACCTCGAACGACAACGCATAGTAAAACCCCTAATAGTGAGGGCCAGTCCGCTCCCGAGCTGGCCCCTCACCTAACTGCTTGAAAGGATGACGAAATGCCTACGATAGTTACGGCCACCGAGCTTAGGACAATTCTTGGCGTTTCGTCATCCCTATATTCAGACGCTTATTTAAGCGACATAGTAGATGCCTCGGAGAATCTAGTTCTTCCAATGTTAGTTACTTTCCAAAGCAAAATTAACAAAGTAAAGCTAACAAATAATATTGCTTATTTTGAAACTGCAACGATTCAAGAATTTACAGAAGGCCAATCCGTAATTATTACTGGCTGCGGAGCTCCTTTTAATGGCACTCACACAGTAACCGATGACGAGATTTCAGATTATGTCTTTACAGTCGCAATCACCAATGCAGATATATTGGAAAAAAATGTTATCCCAGCAGGAAACGCTGCGCTCTCTGGACTATCAACCTATGTCGGAAATGCCAATGCTGAAGCTGCAATTCTGGCTATCTCAGTCGAAATCTTCCAAGCAAGAACAGCCGCTGGTGGATCAATAGAAGGCATAGATTTTGCAGTAACCCCTTACCGCTTATCTAAGAATTTACTTGCCAAAGTAACTGGCTTACTAGGGCCTTACCTTGATGTAGAGACGATGGTTGGTTAATGCCATCAACAATTGCCACAGATGTCAGAGGCCAACTTAAAACCGCTTTGGCTGGCTGCACCGCCAACATTTATGATTCAGTTCCAGAAGCGCCCATCGTTCCAGCAATCATTTGCATCCCAGATTCGCCCTATATGGAGCTTGAAGTCTTAGGCAAGACAACCATAAGAGTTAAATTAAATTACACCATAACTGCTTGCGTCGCGTATTTCAGCAACGCCGCTGCTCTGGACAATTTAGAGCAATTAATTATCAGTATTCTTGGAGCGCTAAACGCTTCCAAGTATGAGTTATCGACAGTCGAAAGACCATCAGTAACTGAAGTAGGAACTACTACCCTGCTAGTTTCAGATATACGCTTGAGCGTCCGCTACGAGCAAACCGCATAGGAGACCTAAATGCCAACAACAGTAATAACTGGGCGCGATGTTAGTTTTACCATTGGTGGTAACAACTTCGATGCTCAAACTACTTCTGCAGTTTTAAGCTGCGAAACAATTATCGAGACTTATCAAACCCTTGATGGTCGCGCTTATAAGTCCGTAGATAAGCAATGGACTTTTACACTTGAACTATTGCAGGATTGGGGAGCGACTGGCTCTCTATTTGAAATTATTTGGGGCGTAGCAGAATCAGCGCCTAATACTGCAATCTCAACAGTATTTACAGCCGCATCTGGCGCAACTTTTACATTCAATGTTCTGCCAATCTTCCCAACTGCTGGTGGAGCTGCTCCGGGAGCACTTACCGACACTTGGACGATGACAGTTGTTGGACAACCAGCGGAGTCCTTTACCTAAGAGATCGGAGCATCGGGAGCTATGAAATCACAAATAAAAATTGAATATAACTCGGGCGAGGAAGTAACTTATGTTGCCCAACCGCCCGAGTATGCCAAATGGGAGAAAGCAACTGGCAAGACGATTGGCGAATTAGGCGGTGTCTGGGACATTATGTTTTTGGCATATAACGCAATGAAACGCGAAGCGGCTGGTAAGCCAGTTAAATCTTTCGAAGTATGGATGGAGACAGTTGCAGATATCGATGTGGTGAATGAAAACCCAAAAGCCACACCGCTGGAAGCCTAAACTATCTTCTAACGCTTCTGGCAATTGAGACGCGGATTCCAAAACAATATTGGGATGATGCGGAAGATGTCTTGACAGCCTTGGAAATACTAAAGGAGAGAAATGGTGGCAAGTGATCCGATTACTTATGATCGTAGCGAGCTACGCGGTATTCTTAAAGCCTTTAAAGCAATGGATGACCAAGCAGTTCAAGAAGCAAGAGCTGAAAGTAATGCCCTTGCAACCTACGCCGCCAATCAAATCAAAGTTACCGCTATGGGACGAACGGTCGCGAGTGCTGGTGTTCGGAGAGTTGCCGAAGGTGTCAGAATCAGCAAGTCATCTAAAATCGGCGAATTCTCATATGGCTTTGCATCTCAAAGGTTTTCTGGTGGCGCAACAACGCAAAAGCTTTGGGCAGGACTTGAATTTGGAAGTAACCGCTATCGCCAGTTCCCCAGACGCACTCCCAATCAAGGACGCGGCAATTCTGGCTACTTTATCTACCCGACACTTCGCAAGATTCAGCCTGAACTAATTCGCAAATGGGAAGAAGCTTTTGCTGCAATTGTAAAGAAATGGGGATAACAAATGGCTGGTAATAGAACGCTTAAGTTATCCATCCTTGCAGATGTTGATGATTTAAAGAAAAAGCTTGGCCAAGGTGAAAAAGAAGTTGAAGGCTTTGGCAATAAGCTAGGGGAATTTGGAAAGAAGGCTGCCGCCGCTTTTGCCGTCGCTGCTGCTGCTGCTGCTGCTTATGCAGGTAAGTTGCTTATAGATGGCGTTAAAGCAGCTATCGAAGATGAAAAGGCTCAAGTCAAATTAGCTCAGACTTTAGAAAATACCACTGGCGCTACTAGAGAACAGATAAAAGC